GTTGGTTTCAGTCATTGAAATATTGCGCGGATCTTTTGCCCCTGTGTAAACTTCACGTTTTTGGAAGGCGGAAACATTATTTTTCGGTTTCCTTGCCATTCCATCGTCCTTTCTTCTACGTCTTGCCTGGGCTGGCAAGTTCTGTGCCCTGTCAACTTCTTCGATAGTCCATGGCTTGATGGTGGCTGCTTCACGTTCTATCTTAACGTATTTCGCCGTTTTGCGACCAATTAGTCGCCTCACCTTCCTGGTACAAACCATGTTGACAAATTCAGTCGCATATTCCAAATATTTTTCTGGTAATTCAGCAATGTTCTTAACCTTGTCGATTCGACCATGAATGCATGCAACATCATTGGCTTCACAACTGTTCGGAGCGCAGCCCAAATCATCCGGGTGGACAATTGATGGGGCTTGCATGGTCGCAGTTATTTTGCCAGTGTCGTATGGATTGTACGGTCGTTCTGATGCTGTTGGAATTTGCATGTAATTCACTTTCGGCGTAAAATCAATTGGATCTCCGTTGTTGAAAAACGTGAAAAGTCGGTCGACTTGACCTGACTTGCTCGTTTCACAAACTGCCCGCTTGACTACGCCAGTGGTAAATTTGTCGCCCATTTCTACCTTCTTGTTGGCTAAATTGATGGCTTCTTCTTCAGTAATGACAATTTTTCCTTGTCCCATCAATTTCTTTTCCGTCAATTGGAATGTCTTCTGGCTGCCTCTGCCAAATACACCATACAGATAGTCTTTATTTTCACTGACACGGTTATCGCGAACAAGTTCAGTAACTTGTCCGTATTCATAACTCGCCCCACAAATCTTGGCTATCATACAGTGCATCCAATAAGGAATCCAGCTGCTTGCCACTGGGAAAATTCCCACCATGAACCGTCCTTGCACGTTGGGCTGCTTGACGACTTCGACCTTTGAAATACAAAAGTCGCGGTCGAACCAGCCCAAAAACCCGCGACGTCTGATCAATTTGAGATCAGTGTCATAGGCCCACACTTTGGATCGATATCTGGCACCCCCGTTAACGTACTCTTCCATGACACCGGGCTCAACGAACTTGTAATATCCGTCGCCTGTGTCACCGGAAATGTCTTCGGGAATGTGTGTATAAAGCATCATGGGATGATGTGCATATTGTGAAAAAGAATCGATGTAGTAATCAACGTCAACCATGCAGACAATGTGTTTGTCTTCAAGGTTGTCGCATTTGTACTCAGTCATCAAGTCCGAATCACCATATACCAATCTAGTTCCATCGACGTTGAATTTTTCTTCGCGTTTTGAAGTTGATAAATCGTAGCGCACCCAGTCAGTTTTGTTCAATTTATTGGCATGTTCGATGAAGTTGCTCAAGCTTGTTGTTGCTTGGCATCGAGCATTTGCCGCTGCTGGGTGTGCGTGGTTATTCACGGTTGAACGAAAAGCCGCAGCTTTGTTCATGACGAATTCAGTGCGCCAGGCTGTTGTTATGGGATCTCGCGCGCACTTGTGGACATAATATTGGGTCAATTTGGTGAAAAGACGCTGTCCAAACGTCCTCCTTAACCACACGCATGTCGTGGAAATAGTCGCAACACCGGCTGTGCCGGCGGCGCCTATTGCAATGTCCGTGACCACCGC